CATTGGTGTCTGTCAGATAGTGGTTGACCGCATAGCCTTCAGGGATTGACCCGTTGTTGCGTAGTGCGTTCAAATCGTTATCGGCAGTACCGACACGACCTTCTGTCTCTAGGAGACGAGTTGCCACAAACTGCAGTGCTGGTGGGATAATCAACTTACGTGGCTGAGATGCGATAAGCAAACCACGCTCGTCTGTCCAACCCGCGATCTGAATAACTGCTGCTTCAAGCGATGTCTCGTTGAGGTCAGCCGCTACTGCTGGCGTGTTAGAGTTAGTTCCACCAGATACCAATGGGTGATCGGTAGCACACAAGGATTTACCGTCACCATATGTGGTGCCTGCGGCGAAGGCGTTGTTAAGGATTGCTGCAGCCTTAACTTGCTTCGTGTACGCCATCGCACGAGCCAGTGCTTTAGTATAACGAGATGACAATGAGTCATACAGGTTATCCTCAATAGCTTCCTCAGTGATTGAGAAACCCATCGCAACTGTTTCGTGTGTGTAGCGTGCAGTCCATGCTTCTTGAGCATTGTCATACTCAATCGCGGAACCTTCACCTTTAACTGGCGCTGCTGAAAAACCGGATAATTTGGTTTCTTCCTCGAATGACCGATCTGATGATTCGGTTTCAAAGATTTCAGCGTGTTCTTCGCCATATTTTGCGTATTCCATTCCGAACAATGCGTTCAGGCCGGGGAGCAGCTCTTTAAGTAGCTGGGCGCGTGAAATAGCCATTCGTTAACCTCCTTATACGCCAGTAGTGTTACTGTACTGGTGACCTGCGTTCCATTTAACGTAAGCCTCAGTGTAACCACCACTTGTGTTTTTGGTTTCTTCAACCAAACCAATGATACGGAACGGCAACGTAGCAGTAGTTGCTGATGTATCAGAAATAGCACCACGCGAGTTACCCGAGGTCGAGTCACCTGTGTTGTCTACGCCTGCTACGTTTGCACCGATATCGGTTATCGCTAGATCACCAATAGTTGTACCTGAAGAAACAACAGCGGCTTTGAACAACAGGTCAGTAGCGTCTGCTACATAAGCCTGAATGTCGCTTGCGACTGTGCCTGCAGGATAAGATTGGCTGTACAATTCATAACCCAAGTTTGGATCAGTGTATTTACAACCCATGAAAACACCAACAGGTGTCATTGCAGCGTCGAACGGGTCACGCTCAACGGTGCCTCCGGTAACCACTTTAACGGCATCACCAAAGAAGATGCTAGTAGCATAACCGCTAGCAATACTCATTTGACGATAGACGCCCCCAACAAAGGGAACACCGCTTAGTAATTTTACCGGAACCAGACCATAAGGTCCGCTAACAGAAGGATAAGCCATCTAAAGCTCCTAAGATTAAGTTCCTTTACCGAAAGTAACCTTCGTCTTCCGTTCATTAAACAACGGCATACGAGGATCATTTTCTCTCATAAGGCTGTTATCCACAGATGTCATTTGAGCTTGTGCCTGATCGTTATAGTAGGCGTTCCGCTCTTCAACCATCTCTTTCGGAGCCTTACAGAGCATCAAACCACCGATAACTATATTGTCCTTGAAACGTTCTTGTTCAATCGCAACGATAGTAATCTCTGGATGGTCTGTTGCCTTTACAGGCTCCCAACCTTCACGAAGTTTTGAAGAAACGTTTGTGGCATCGACCTGACCCTGTGTACTTACGCGTACCCAGTGGAAATCATAGCCCGGCTCGGGATTGGGGGAGGGTAATACCTCGGGGCGCGTCCAAGCCTTTTTACGAACTGTGCGTTCGCGGGTCTCTAACTCACGATCTTTACGATTATCAGCCATTTTGTTTCCTCATATCTAATGCAACCTGTTTGGCGTATTGTTGAGGGGTTAACCCCAACCTCTTAGCGAGCTGAACTTGGGTCTTGGTCAGTGTTACCTTTTTAGGGGCTGTGCTCCGCGTTGCGGGTGCCACTACCTGTGTCTTTCGCTTTGGTTCGGCATCCTCGAAATTATCGGGGAATACCTGACGCATACGAGAATCAATCGTCTCGTAGTATTCATCACTATCAGGGCTTACACCCTGTTTGACAAGTTTATTATGCAACCCCAGCGCTAAACTTGTCATCTCATCGTCGGGACCAAACCACGAATTAGCTTTGCGCCATTCTTCGGCTCGTGTATCGACCTGTCCTGCTGGAGCGGTTTCTGGTTCTGGTTGTACAGGAGTTTCTATTTCCTGTAAAGTTGGTAACTTAACATTTAGTAGCTTTTCAGACTTCAACTTAGCATTGGTTAAGTTTTCCTGCGCTTCAAGCACGGCATCTGAGTTTCCAGACTCATAGGCAGTCTTGTATTGCTTTTTAGCTAGGTCTATCTCATTCTCTACCTGCTTTTTAGCCTGCTCAAGCAGCGCCGTCTGGTTTTTGTTGACGTTGCCTTTTAGCTTCTTATTTTCTTCCATAAGCGTCTGAGTAACACGCTCAAGTTCCTGATTCTGACGTACAGCTTCTTCTTTAGCCCTACGCTCATCATGGTAACCCTTGCTAAAATGCTGGATGCGCTTGCGAACCTTATCAGAATAGTCTTCCAACTCTTCATCAGTAACCTCCGCTGGGGGGTCGGACGGTTTGCGGTTCCGGTCAGCTTTCGGCGTATCGTCAACAACCTCAATCTCAAGCTCGTCACCATCACTATCCTTCTTGCTCTCAGGTTCAGCCTTCGATGCCTTATCTTCTGCGAAATCCTCCGCAGTCTTCTTACCAGATATATCAATTTCAACTGCACCGGAGTCCTCTACAGCTATGTTCTCATCTTCCGTTTCAGGAAACTCAAATTCTACTTTTTGAAAAGCCATATCTACGCCCTTTGTATGCCCGTTGGATCAGCTACGACAGCCTCAATAGAGTCATCATTCATTAGCCGATACTCAATACCACCAATAGTGAACCGTGTGCCCGAGTTCATGCGGAACATCACAAAATCACCCTCTTTACACCAAGGCCCAGTCGGAAACCGCTCTTCATCCCCGTATGCTTGGTCACCCATATCTACAACAAGTCCAATGATAGACATGATGTGATCTTGGGTTTTGGCGGTATCTGTCTTAATAATGGAAGTTCCCGATATGGTTTCTTCCGGTTGCGGTAGTGCTACGAGTACGCGGTAGCCTACGGGTTTTGGGAGTTGTAACTCCAACTCAGCATCGCTGATTTTAACTGCTGCTTCAGTCATCATCGTCTTCCATATAGTTTTTCGCAAGGTCTTCAATATAAGATTTGGTGGCTTCGAGACCCCGAATTAAGCCAACAACTTCCCTATAGTCCGCATAATCTTTAGGTGACCCTGCGTTTAGGAAACTCTGTGCAGACGAGATATCCCCGTCGATTTTATCTTTCAGCACGTCAAAGACGGTTTTTGCCATAGTGTGTTATGACTCCTTTTTAGGTGCCCCTCCGCCCTTCATCATACGGGCGGTCTCTAGGGTCATTTTGTTACGTTCAGCGCGACCTGTTTGCTGCAGCTTCACGCCTTTTTCTTCAGCTTCTATAGAGAGTTCTGCTTGCTCTATTTTTACCCGCTCGGCGTCCAACATAGCCGCGGAAGTGTCTTTGGCCCGCTGAAGATTAAGCTGTGCTTGTCTAAGCTGCGTTTCAGCTTGGTCTTTTGCCGCCTTACGCTGCACTTCTGCTTGCTTGACCTGTACCTCTGCCTGCTTGAGCTGCATGAGTGGGTCTTGTGCCTGTTTCTGTGCCTGCTGTTGCGCAACCTGCTTCTGGTGCGCCTGTGTAAGCTGTGTACCTGCTTTAGCTACAAGACGAGACAATTCGACCTCGATGTCTTCTGGCAACTCTTTGTTGGGTGGGGGCAGGTCTGTACCAAGCCGCTCTTCGATCTGTTTACGATAGGAGAATCCAAGATGTTCAGCGATGTGCGCCTGCATAGCAGCCATAATCTGTTTTGCCTGCGGGTTTTGCCCAATCATCTGTGCCACCATCGGGTCCTGCATAAACGATCTGTGGGTCGTCATATGCGCGTCGTGGTCTTGGTAGATAAACGCCTTCATCGGCTTGCCCATCAACGCATCCATGTTCTCGCTGATTGGGTCTGTAGGCTTCGCATCGTCCTTCGTAGGCACCAGCTTATCCGCGTTCTTTACGCCCAACACCTCTATCATCTGCCTATGTAGCTGCGGCAAGTTGTATATTTGTGGTGCCTGCTGTGACATCTGGAGGACAGCTTGATACTGTACCACCCGCTGTGCCATCGTAGAACTGTTAGGATCGCTCACAGGGATCACATCGACCATCATGTAGTCTGCCTGCTTGGCGCTCACTTCGCCTCTCACAGGCACGTATGTGTACTCTGAAGGTGCATATTCAGCCATGATGGCCTTGAGGAGCTTGAACTCCTGCTTCATCGCATAGTGTACACGCGCCTGTACCGCAGCCATAGGCTTCAGGGTACGTTCTAACAGGGCCAATGTGGTTCCAACGGGGGCGTTAGCAGACATGTCCGAGATGTTCATGTCACTAATAGCGCCTAGCCTACGTCCTTCTGTTGTAATTTGATTCAAGAGGGCGAGAAGGGTCTGGCTAGGTTCCTTGTACGGGAGAGGCATGATGTTATCACGGATACTACCAGACGGCACATCCACATCCTTAAACTCACCCGGTTCTATCGGAGTATCGTCTCCCTTGATACGTAACCCACGTGACTTCAGCCCACCGGGGAGATTCGATAGGGTGCCTGCATCGACAAGCTGACGTATCAAGGAAGTTCCTGCTTTAGCGTAGCCGCCAATGATATGTATGAGGCCAAGCCCATAAAACCCAAATCCCGGTACATATACATAGTGAACGAAGTGCTGACGCTTGAGAGTAAGGGGGTCTCCCTCTTCGTAATTCCTACGAACCGCCAGCACTTCGCCACTACCACGCTCAATGGTGACAACGTATGGACGAGCAATCCCATCGTCGTCATCGACACCCTCAATAACGAGGTCAGCGTGGATCTCATAGATAGCGTAGCGGTCATCATTAGTCAGCGAGTACCCGCCGTCTTACGCTTTTTTCTCTTCTATGTCGGTGTGAAACGCTTCAGGTTCTCCAAGGTCAACATCTCTGTAGAACCCACCAGCCTGCAGCTTCTTCAAATCGTTCTTTGTCTTACGCATAATGTGCGTAACACGCTCTGCAGCTTCGATATTTGACGCTCCATAAGGCACAATTACGTCTTCTGCGGAGATATACACAGCCGCTTGGCGACCTAAATTTGGATCAAAATACACCTTTTTAAACGCTGATCCAGCCAGCCCAAGGCTATATAACATGCGTTCATGCTCAGGGCGGTACTCTATCATACGCTCCGTAAGCTCATAATTCATGTCTGCCTTGACACGTGCGGAGGCTTCTTCCTTCTCCTTGGTCTCTTCACCAAGGATCTTGGTCTTTACTGGCCCTGCAGCAGGGAATGTTTCGCTCATTGTTTCTGCCTGAAACCGTATCGCGGCCTCCGCCAACACGGTAGAGAACACGCCGCATGCGCCTTCCCATGGGTCTGTGCGTTCCTCATACTTGAAGCCCAGCACATCCAGACCCTTGACGAATGTATCCGCCCAGTCTTTGCGGCTATCTATATCAGACTGTACCTGCCCCATGAGGTCGTCAGACAGGCTGTTAAGATGCCCCTCGTCCAGAACTTCAGCTAAGTTCATACCGAACTCAGTAAAGTCCATCTCATTGCCGGGAATTATGGTTATCTCCATACCCCCATCGGATAGGGTTACAGCCTCTGGATCTATAATCTCTATCTCCAGATCAGGAACTTCCATCTCTTCCATGTCGGTGATGTCCTCGTCCATCCCGAGTGGGGCGGAATACAGTCCTTTTTCAATAGCCATTTCTAACCCTCTTAATAATATCCACCGCTGCGTTGTCTCCAATACTGCGGTTCTTCCGGTTCATCAGTGGGTAACCGGATAAACCCACCTTGCCTAAAACGCATCAGAGCCATAACCGTCGAGTCCACGAGGTCATCATTACTCATAAATGGGAATCCTGCAATCTCTTCTACAACTTCTTCTGCCCAACGTGTCTGTGGCACCCATACAAGTTCGGACGCTATTATGTCCGCTACGGAGTTGAGGCGTGCCGTTTTATCCCCAGACCCCCTATGTGGGGTGTACTCCGATATCGGCAAGCCCATACGCCGCATCTCTTGATATAAAGCCACACCAGAGCTTTTCTTCTCCACAATGAACGAATCAGGCTCCCAATCCCTATACTCGTCCATGGCAAGCTCTTTAAGCTCTGGGAACTCCATACGGCGCTTTATGCTGTTTAACAATATAATATTGTAGTTGTTTGTGTGCTCGTTCAGGAACACTCCCCACGTGGTGAGCGCTGTATAGTCTGCACGGTTGTGCTTCTCTGCGGCAGCGTCGAGCGACATTATAATGTACTCACACGGAGGCGGGCTTTCCTCAGTCCACTCCTGCCACCACTCACGCTTGACGATAGCTGCTTCTTCCGCGGTGGGTTGCTGCTGGTACTGAGCGTTCCATTGGAACGTAGGCATCGACGCCTTAGTCCGTAACAGGGCGTCTAGGTCAAAAAACTCAGGCCACAGGGGCTTCTGCACCTCTTTCTTCGTTTTTTTATTCATAACGTCTAGGATTGCGGGAAACTCTACTACCTCATATTGATCTGACCGTTCATTCTGCGTCATGTCACGCACAACACGACCCGTCAGATCGTCCATATGCCACCGTGTCTGGATTATAGCCACCCGTCCACCGGGCATCAGACGTGTTCGCGCACCGAATGTGAACCACTCGTAGGCTTTTTCAAAGACTTCAAAGTTCCCGTTGATAACATCTTGTTCAGAGTGGGGATCATCAACCAAGAGGAGGTCAGCACCACGGCCTGCAAGTGCAGAGCCAATACCGCACGCATAATATTCGCCTCCTACGTTGGTGTTCCACCGTCCAGCCGACTTACTATCCTGAGCGAGCGATGTGGTAGGGAATATAGAACGATACTGATCTGTAGCGATCAGGTTACGCACTTTACGACCGAAATCCACCGCGAGGTCCGTGGTATGAGACACCATCATAACCTTTTTAGTGGGATTTCGCCCCAAAAACCAAGCCGGATAAAAAATAGAAACAAGCTGGGATTTGCCGTGTCTGGGGGGTATATTCACGCAAACTCGGTCTTTATCGCCCTTTTCAATACCCATTAACATGTTAGCTAGTATACGATGATGCTTACCAACGATGAAATCAGGCATCATCAGCTTGCAAAACTCTATCAGATCGTCATGTGCAGACTTGTTTGCTGTCCGATTATGCAGCTCATCGACCATTTTATCGATCTCGGCCACCTCATCAACACTAAACGAGTCCAGATTAGCCAGCATCAGCTCAATCTCCTCATCCGTGAAGTCCAGCGGCTTATTCATCGTCGTCGAACCCGAACTCTTCGTCTATATCAACGGCCTGACCCTCTAACACCACCGCATCTTCCACGTCTGGCTCGGGATTTATGAGCTTTGTAAGCTTAGTACGCAGCTTTTCCTTAATGTCGTCGGTAGTTTGATGCGTAATAGTGACCTCAGACTTCTCCGCAAACAGCCCAACGTCCGAAATCTTACCCAACAGCTCCAACGCACGTATCCTTATGCGTGCATCAGGGTTATCCGACTCTTCTATAAGTTTATTCGTGACCAGATGACGTAACTGGACCGACGATTCGACTACAGAATGACCAAAATCTTTCAAAATCTTGTCTGTCAACAGCAAAGTTGCAGGTGTGAGCTTTGATACCCGTGACGCCGTAGCCTGTTTAGACGTGCCTTCTGGATCTTCTGCGTAAGAAGTGGCTAATGCAGCCGCAACATCCTTATCATTACTGTCTACATCTATGTCTAGTCCATGGTGAGAGAGAAGTTTTGCAGTCTCGGCAGCGGCAGATGCCCTTACCGTCAGGTCTACCACGTCGGGTAGCTCGTCTATAGGGATGCTTACATCAGGTTCTAAGTGCAGAGACATAGATTTTCGCAGGTTGTTGGCCGATTTTGTTGATTATATAGAAAAAAAATTTTTTATCAAGGAACCTTACTTTTTTGGGGTGGGGGGTATCCCTGTGAGGAGGGGGTGGGGGTCTGGATTTTGAAAAAATGGGGATTATTCGTGTAGAATAGTATTTATAGAGTAGTGCGGAGTCCCATATGTGAGCGTTGGGGGTAGGGGGCGGGTATGCCTGCTAATTAGCGATATAGAGTTAGTAAGCCTGCTAACTGATAACATCCTGATACACACTGGTACATATATGCTATAACTATTGCATCGGACGGGGCAACACGCCGCGGGATCGATTAACACTTACCTTGAAAGGGTACACCATGACTAAAAAAGCAAACACAACCGACGCCATCGCAACCGACGCGCAACGTTCTAATATGCAGGCTGCAGCGCTTGCCGCGCACAAGGCCATTGATAAAGCGGTCAAAGCGACGTTGGATAAAGACAAGCTTGCGCTCGCATGGCGCGACATGGTTGCGGAAACGTACGGCAATTATAAGTATGCAACTGCGCCATCGGGAACCGTGACTAACGCGCACAAGCCCGCATTCATTGCGATAAAAGAAGACGCGTTTATCGCTAAGCACGGCGCGGATGCGCTGGCCTTTGCCAATGATCCAACCATTGGCAGCGCTGCTAAAATGAAGACGGGCAAGTTCCGCGGCAAAACTAAGAAGTATATTCAAGCGCAAAAGAATGTACCGCTTAAACAATTACGCGACGCTGTGACGGTTGCGGAAAAGAACTTGGAAGCGGGCAAAAAATCGGGCACGCGCACCAAAAAATCAAACGTCGACACCGTCGCCAATGCGCTGCAGGTTATTGCGAACCTGCTCAAAAAAGATCTTAAAGATCTGGATAACACGACGACGGCGCAACAACGCAACTGGCTAGCAACGGTTGTTAAAAACGCCAAGAAAAATCAAGGCTTCAAATTGAAGTAATACTAATCGGGTCGGCCTTCGGGTCGGCCCTTTTTTTATGTCTTCTAAATGGAAGCCAGTTCTCTGAGCAGCTCTGAGCCAAACGCGCACGACTGCAGAAGCAGTGTCACGCCACACACGCACGCCTGTTAGTAAGCCTACTAACTCACCCTCCCTAAATTAAACCAGTTCTCTGAGTAGTGCTGAGCCACACCCCTCCATATAAACTACCACACGTAGACCCGAGGAGCTGGGACGTAACATTACACGCACGAAGTTAGCAGCACTACTAACTCACCCCACCTAATTTAAACCAGTTCCCGAAGTAGCTCTGAGGCAAACGTAACATTACAAACCCCGATTTTGCTAAGTCATTGAAAACAAAGTAATGTTTCAAATGTTACGTCAATGTTACGTTTTTAAACCCTTGTTTTTTAGGCTAAGTCTTTGATTTTATTATAATGTTTCTATTGTTACTAATGTTACGTTCAAATACACAAACAATATTTCGTCTTCAAGGAGTTCTCCTGTACGAGTTTTTTCTAAACTACACAGACATCGGTTTCAAACCTTCCTCACCGCCAAAAACGTAACTTTGTAACTTTCCTTTCATTTCAATAACCTACAAACCGTTTTCGCGTAACTTTAGCGTAACATTAACGTAACATTAGCCCACACCCCGCGTAACATTAGCCCCGAGTTAGTAACCCTGCTAACACCCTGCCCCTAAATAAACCCAGACATACACTCAAATACCACTGATGCTAAGCTACGATTGTAGGGTGTTAAGAAAACATTCTCCTTGACATCTACGCTCACATGTGGTATACACGCAGAGGTTTTCAGAAACCTGCAACGAACTGTGTGTGTCAAACCGACATGCACGATCACTAAATTAACCGCTGCGAGTTAGCAGCCTTACTAACTGAAAGGTAAAACAATGAAGAAAGCATACTGTGTCGGATGCGGCGAACCATACCCGCTGCGTCGTAAGACTGAGCTAGGCATTAACTTCTGCCTCGACTGTGGAGACTTCCACGCTGTACGTGCACGCGAGAACTGGTGCCGAGTGCCGTTGCCGAAACAAGGTTACACGCTGGTCACACGCAAGTCTGACCTGCTGCACCTCAACCAGAAGGTACGTTGATATGCCGTTATCAAATCAACATGGGACATCGCACGAGGTGAAGCTGGCGCACAAGTCAGAGGCTGCGCTGCGTGTCGTAAAGATGTTCCTGACAAGCTACATGGGCGAGCCTTGTTACAAGCCGTGGAGCGAGAAAGGTTCGGGCGATATTCGCAAGGACTTGGAAATATCCGCAGACGGTGACGACTGTGGGTGCCCATGCTGTGATGCGTGGGCAGCGTTTGAACATATCGTAAGACTTAATGAAGAAGCAAATGGAGAACTACAATGAACAAGTTGAATGAAAACATCACCGCAGTTAGTAACGCTGCTAACAGCAAACCTCAAATTGACATGCCCTCAATGGCTTCGTCCACGGTGGTCACCACGTTGAACATCGGTGTGTGGAGTGACGAGCGTAATGACCGTGCAGCGACAGCGCAGGTCACCGTGTCTAACAATGCGAGCGACAAAGCAGCCCGTGTTCAGAAGTTCTTGTTCGGTGGTAACTGCGCCGAATTGGAAGCGATCAAAGCGCTCACGAGTGAAGCACGTCGTGTACACAAGTCGCTCACTGTGCCATGGGGTGACGGTGGCCCGCGTGCACTGGCTAACTTGGCTATGCCCAACCATGTGAAGGTGATGAGTCACTACGAGCAGGAGCACGCTAAAGCCGTAGACGCACTGGTGGCTGTGTGGAATGATCTGGTGATCGACGCACAGGTAAGCCTTGGTGATATGTATGACCCGAGCGAATACCCGACATCCGAAGAGGTACGTAATCGGTTCTACTTCCGGTGTGGTTACGAGCCAATGCCTCAGTCTGGTAACTTTCTCGCTGACATTGCGGACGAGAACGTGCGTGTGGCTGTCGAATCATGTGATCGCATGAACGAGTTTCGTATCCAGAATATGCTGCGTGATGTGTTCAACAATGTGTTCAAGATGTTGGGTAACATGTCCGAGCGTCTGGACTACACAGACACAGGTGAGACAGAGGAGTATCGGACAAAGCCGAGTAAGGCTAACCCCAACGGCAAAGTGATGACGCGTAAGGTTGGCGTGAAGAAGTTCCACGACACACTTGTGTCTAATGCGCTCGACGCTGCAGATCTCATGGCATTGTATATCCCCAACGATCCGGTGGTGCGTGATGCCAAGCGTAAGCTCGACGAGACCTTGCGTAACGTGACCGAGGATGACCTGCGTGGAGATGGAGACCTGCGCAAGGACGTGAAACGTAACGTCGACGATGTGTTGGCGTCACTAGAAACGTTCGACATATGATCCGCCACGTGATCGGGGCAGTGTGTATATTCTACACACTGTTTACCCTCCTGTGTATCGGCAATGTAACTGGCTTAGGATAACCATGACTGACAAAAACAAACTTGTGCACGAACTTACGGTCAAGTTCATAAAAGATCTGCCTGATGACCTGACTAACGGCACGATCTCTGTGGTGCTTGCTCAGGTATTGGCTTCGTACGCACAAGATGCCGAGGACGGGTTGGATATCCTAGACTTAGCAGGGAACATATTTCTCGAATACATAATCTCAATATCAACAGAGGGGCAAACATTACACTAACGACTACCGGACTACTTAACTTAACCGCTGCTTGTTAGCAGCCTTACTAACTGAAATGGAAAATTAAAATGGAAAATGCAAACGCAACATATTCTTTGGACTTGGATCAAGCTGTAAATCTAATTGATGCAGTGGGTGCAGTACGTACTGTCATTGTCGAGGGTGGCATGGGCACAGGTAAAAGCTCAGGTATCAAGGCTAAGCTGAAAGTGAAACGCCCGCAGAATACTCACATTGATTTTGACTGTACCAACAAAGACATTCAGGATCTGACAGCGCCACAGTTCAAGAAGAAGCTAGAGGAGCACATCTCTGACTATGTAGAGTTCGTGCCGAATGCAGAGTTGGGCGTGCACTTGGGTGTCCCTGTGACTATCAACTTCGACGAGTTCAAGAAAGCGTCTGACCCCGTACGTAAAGGCGTACGCGCATTCATGTTGGAGCGTGAGATCTGTGGTGTACCCCTACCAGAGGGTAGCATCATCTACGGCACATCTAACCTCAGTGAAGAAGGACTGGGTGACGTGCTGTTACCGCATCAGCGCAATGCGATTATTGTGGTGAGACTTAGTAAGTCTACTAACATCAAGTGGATCGAATGGGGTATCGCACAAGAGCCGCCCATGCACTCATCTGTACTGGTGTACGCCAAGAACAATCCTCAACTGTTTGACTGCTTTACTCAGGTCAAGAACCCCGAGGACAACTTGGAGATCTATCACCCCAAAGATCCATCGCGCCTGTCGTTTGTTACGCAGCGGTCGCTACACATTGCGTCCGACATACTACATGCACGTGACAAGTATGGGTTGGATGACCACACCGTGACTGCTGCACTTATTGGCTGTGTCGGTGCGTATGCTGGGCCGAACCTCATGGCGAGCGTGAAGCTGGGTGACAGACTGCCATCACTGGATGCCATCAAGCAAGACCCCATGGGTGCAGTCGTGCCTGACACTGCTGCAGCTACGTGCATGGTCGTGTTCCGTGCGCTCGCCTCTATCGAACGCGAGTGGATTAACGAGTGGATGACATACCTCATGCGTCTGGACACAGAGGCTCAGGGCATGTTTGTCAAAGGTGTCATAGCTAAAGACTACCCACGTCAATGGGTGGCTAACAATCCGAAGTTCCAACAATGGATGCTGGATAACAACTACGTCTTTTCAGCAGACCAAGCGTAAGGAGAAGAACAATGAAAGAGTGTACAGAAAAAGACAGGTTGTATGATGCAGGTGCATCTACACTCATAGAGCTTGAAGCCGCGTTGGAGAAATATGTAGGCGACAAGTTTCAATGGGAATGGCGTTCCGTGGTCGGGGAAGATGTCGCAAGGAACCCCATATGGAGTTTGCATTTGTATGTAGAATTAAAAGAAGAAATGAAGTCGGGCGGCAGTTTACATGCGCGGCTCATACAGGGAGAATAAAAATGCCTTTATGGTCAAATGAACTAACCGCAGAGCAGCGCCTGTCCAAGGCTCTCATTGCAATCATGGAAAGGGCACCCGCCATCGGCGGGGTTGCTATGGTGGGTAAACGTGTAGTCGACGAGGATACACCCACCGCCTGCACTGATGGCCGTGACGAGTGGTATGGTCGGGCGTTTGTTGCGAAACAGAGTGACCCGCAGCTACGCTACTTGGTCATACACGAGGTCTTCCACAAGATGTATCGACACCCGATAACGTGGCGTGACCTGTCCAAGAAGTGTCCGCAGATTGCGAACGAAGCGTGTGACTATCATATCAATCTAAAGATCACAGATGAGTTTGGTAGTGACGGGTTCGCTATCATGCCTGATGGTGGGCTGTATGACGTGCGGTTCCGTGGCATGAATGTGAAGCAGATCTTTGATATCCTATGGCAGGAGAACGGTGACCAGCCGCGTTCGAAGCAAGGTGACGGTGGTGAAGGTGGCGATGGTGACATTGATTGGGAAAAAGCTAAGGAGCTAACCAAAGCCGAGGAAGCCGAGCTTGATCGTGAGATCGACGAAGCTATCCGCCAAGGTGACATCGTTGCGGGTAAGATGAAGGGTAACAAGAAGCTAAACGTGGATGATCTACTCAAGCCGAAAGTGAACTGGCGCGATCCTTTGCGTGAGTTCTGTGTGGATACATGCAGAGGTGCGAGCTACTCATCATACCGCAGGCCCAATCGCCGTTACCTGCAGCAGGGTGTGTACATGCCAAGCGGTGTAACTGACATGGTGGGGGAACTGGTATTTG